AAATCCAGATGGTGAGACTTACATTGGTATGACAGAAGCATACCTATCAGTAAGAAGGTTAGAACATAGACAACATTATAAGATGGCAAAGAAAGGAAAGAAGTTCTCATTACCTAAACTACACGCATCATTTGATAAATACGGTGTAGAAAACCATACCTTTCAAATAGTAGTTGAATTGCCAGGTATAGATAGAAAGCAATTGGCATTCATAGAAACATCATTCATTCAATCATTTAAAGAAATAAATAAATCACTTAACGTAAGAACATATTAGTTATGGAAAATCAAAAGAAGTACTCAATGATTCAGGTCCCAACAGAGATACATGAATTATTAAAAAACTATTGTGATACAAACGGCTTTAAGATAGGAGCAATCGTTAGTATCTTAATCAGAAAACATATAAAGAAATGAAATGGATTAAATTAGGAACTTGGTTAGAATCATTAATAGAAATTTTCACATTAGGATATGGAGAACATATTGCATTATGGATAGCAAGATTATTCGGAAAGAATAGTTGCGGATGTTGTGAAAGGAAACAATGGTTAAATCGTTTAACAAACCCACAATACGATGGTAAGTGTAATCAAATAAAACTATGGTAACGATAGTAAAAGAAATAGAAAAGGATTGGTTTCTTATTCAATTAGATGGGACTAACATTTATCAAATATGGAACAAATGGGATTTATTCAAAATCTTAATGGAAAACGGACAAACGATATTGGATGTAGATTCACTAAAAAATGAAAAGGAATTAAACAAAATATTTAAAAAAATAAAAGAAATTAACGAATTCGAAAACAAATTAAACAATGAATAAATTTTCAGTAATAATACCAACAATTTGGAAATCGGAATATACTATGGAATTACTCCAAAGATATTCTAATTGTGATTATGTAGGTCAAATTATTTTAATTGACAATGCACCTACAAAAGATATATCAATAAATAAACTAATCCATATCAAAGAAGAAGAAAACACTTATGTTAATCCTGCTTGGAATAAAGGAGTTTCATTATCATTTTATAATCATTTAACAATTAGTAATGATGATATACTTTTTGATGTAGATGAATACTATGAGTATATCTCTCAATTAAATCCATTAGAAAACTTTGGATACACAGGAGCACATTCAGAGAACTATGAATTAAGTGAAAACGATAATCCAAGATTTGAAGAATATAGTAATCAAAATAACTTTGGTGGATGGGGTTGCCTATTTTCATTTCACAAATCAAATTGGAAACCACTACCAAATGAATTAAAAATATGGTATGGTGATAATCTAATTCACGGTTGGCATAATCCTATATTACAATTAAGAGGATTTAAAATGGAAACTAAAATGAGTACATCATCAGATGATATGAGTGTAAGAGCTATTAGAGATAGAGATACACAACTTTGGACAGGAATAATTAAATAAACAAATAACAGTTATGAGCAACACAAAAACAACATTAGCAGGTAGTGAAACAAAAGTAGATATGGATTCACTTTACCTAATCGATTTTTCAAAGATTTCATCAGTAAATGATTTGGTGCTAATCCTTTCATCGGTAGGATTTCAATTCTCACCACACCACCCATACTTTGAGCAGTTGAAACCATTTTTAAATTTGGATACTCCAATACCAATTAACAGACCGATTCAACCAGAACCAAAAGAAATGAATCTACCAAAGTTGAAAACTATAAAGAAGTAAATATGTATTACATCTATCACATACCAGGAATTAAAATAGGATGTTCAATGAATCCTAAGAAAAGAGTTAAATCTCAAGGTTATAATGATTTTGAAATATTAAATAAATCAGAAGATAAACTTTTAGCAAGTGAATTAGAAATACAATTACAAAAACAATACGGATATAAAATTGATAGAGTAAAATACCATCAGGGAAAATATAAATCAATGGGTCATAAGGGTGGTGCTAAATCTAAAGAGTTAGGACACACTAAAACATTACAACAAATTGGTAGTAAGATTGCTTCTTCATTACCTAGAACAGAAGCACAAATGCAACAAGCATATAAAGTTCAAAAGATAGGAGCTGCTATTGCTTGGGCAAAACCAAGAACACAAAAACAAATGGATGCATTCAAAGAAGCACGAAAGATAGGTTGTGTAATGGGTGGAAAAGCTGCATCTGCTATAATGAAAGAAAGGTTAAGAGTTCCAATTGCAGCATATCTAAAATCGGACAATAGTTTTGTTGGTGAATATATTTCAGTTTCAGATTGTGCAAGAGAATTAAATTTAAAACTATCAGATATATTCAGTTGTTTAAATCCTAATAGACCTCAATTATCAACAAAGGGATATACATTTAAAAAAATTAAGAAATAATGACATTACCAGAAGAAGAAATAAAAGAACTTAAAGAGTTCTTATCCACTTTAGGAGCATATCTACCAGAGGATAAAGCACCATACGTTTGGAATACTTTCAATCATCTTAGAGGAGAGAATGAGCCTCGCCCATGCACCTGTGCAAGTAGTGGAGCACATTGGAAAAGAGCAATAGATTTTTTATATGATTGGACTAAACATAATTAATATGAATGAAGTAACCCAAAGTGTAGAAAGAGAATGTGAAAGAAGATTAACCAATCTACATAACGAATCACACAATTGGTTATTACAATCAGCTAAAAGGGTTACAAAGAATACAGAAGAAGCTGAAGATTTAGTGAGCGAACTATATCAGTACCTACATATAAAAAAGAATGTTAAACTATGGTGGGGAGAAAATTCATATAATCTCCTTTACTGTAGTAAGTTCTTAAAGTGTAGATACATAAACAAAACAAAGAAACTAAATCGGACAACATATGTAGAAGATATATGGGATACAGAATTAGATGTACCGTATGATGAAGAGCAAGATACTGCAATGCAGAAAGCATATGATGATGTGATGATAGAATTAAAAAGATTAGAAACAACTAGAATGTGGCCGAGTGCAAAGATATTTTCCATATATTGGATGAGTGATAAAACTTTGGACGAAGTAGCAAGAGATATTAAAATCAGTAAGAGTACTACGTTCTTAGCAGTTAGAAAGATTAGAAAATATTTAAAAGAAGTTATAGATAACCCATTCAATGATAGAACGTAATAGAAAGTGTATAAAATGTAGTACAGAGTTTGAATTAAAACCAAAAGCTAAATCATCTAACATATGCACTCCATGTAAAACTGAATACCAAAGAACATATGCTAGAAAGAGAGTAGCATTATCGCCAGATGGGTACAAAGAAAAATATCCATATAAAGAACATCTAAAGATAGCTAGGTTTAGAAACTTACGGAATAAATTAAATAAGATGGATAATAGGGAAGAGTGGCAAAAATTCTTTAAACAAAAGTTAGATGATTTGGAAACGATTGATAGAGAAGTACTTATCTGGATTTATGATAGAAGAGACCACGGAACATTAGATGAAAATAGAATGTCGAGAGTTAAAGAAGATTACGAAGATACAAGAAGTTCAAAAGAAAACGATAAGTCTTGGTTTGATTAATGATAGCAGCAATAGAAATAGAATGGGATGAGTTTAAAGCATTCGATGAAATTTATTTAGATGATTTAACTCCTTTTAACATTATATTATTAACGTTGGTAAAGGATGATGAAGTAAAGTTAGTTGCTTATGATACAGAAGAAAAACAATGGGCTATACTACGAGAACAATAAATGGTGTTATAATTGAAAACTACAAGCAAATACAATGGCATTTAAGAAAGGTGAAAGTGGAAATCCCAATGGAAGAAAGAAGGGAACACCCAATAAAACAACTGCTGAAATAAAAGAGATTATCACACGTATAGTAGGTAATCAGTTAGAGCATATTGAAAAGGATTTAGATAGGATTAGAAAGACAGACCCTGCAGAAGCAATGAGGTTATCATCTAAGTTCATTGATTATGTTATACCAAAGCAAACAAGAATGGAATTGCAAGGTGAACTAACACATAAAGTAGAAAAGGTTATTATAGAGATAAAGAAATCAGATGACAGTAAACATAGAGACAACGATTAGCTTTGAACATCTATTAGAATCTAAATCAAGAGTTACTCAACACATCGGTGGAACAAGAAGTGGTAAAACATTTGCAATACTGCAGTTTCTTATTGTAAGGGGGCTAGAATCGAAGCAAACTATAACGGTGGTACGGAAGACCATTCCATCTCTTAAACGTACTGTAATCAAAGACTTTACCGATATACTGAAAGGATTAAACTTATGGAACGAAGATGACTTTAACACTACTGATAGAATATATAGGATTGGGGATTCTACTATTCAGTTCATTAATTCTGATGACCCGGATAAGCTCAGAGGACTTAAAAGTGATATACTTTTTATTGATGAGGCATCTGAGATTGATGAGGAAACTTATTTTCAGTTATCTATCAGAACTACTGAAAAGATTATCTTAGCATATAACCCTACCATCTCTCCTTATCACTGGTTGAGACAAATGAATGATGTGGATAGATTCGTTACCACATACAAAGATAATCCATTCTTACCAAAGGAAATGATTCAGGCAATAGAAGACCTGCAATCAAAGAATCCAAAGTATTGGAAGATATACGGATTAGGTGAGTTCGCACCAAATGAGAAAGCAATATACCAATTTGATATAGTAGATGATTTCGAAGCAGAGTTCGTAGCATTCGGATTAGACTGGGGATACTCACAAGACCCAACTGCGGTAGTAGCAGTATATAAGAATGGAGATAACCTTTACTTTGAAGAAGTGTTATACGAAAGAGGATTAGTTATGAAAGACTTAGCTGATAGACTAAATAAGTCTGATATAGATAAATCGTATGAGATATGGTGTGATAGTAGTGAACCTCGTAGTATAGAAGAGTTGTATCGTTTAGGGTTTAATGCTAAAGCAGTAAAGAAAGGACCTGACTCAATTAAGTTTGGTATAGGTGTATTACAGAACTATAAGCTAAACATACTTAAAACATCACAGAATCTAATTAACGAAATGTATTCCTATCAGTATGCAACAGATAAGAATGGATATACAACAGATGTGCCTGATGGAGGATTAGACCACTTATTAGATGCACTAAGATATGTAGGTATGATGAAACTCTCAATGAAAGCAACTGCAAAAGGTAAGTACTCAATCACAATAGGAAACCACAGATACTAATGGATGAACCAACACAAACATGGAACGAAGAAGAACTTAGAGATTTGATTCTATTCACACAACAGTTAAGACAAGAGAATGATGAACTACGTTCTAATATGATTTTGTTAGAAGCTAAATTAAAAAATGAAGA